AGGTTCTCTCCTCGTATGTATGAAACATACCCGTTTAACTTCTTGCGAAGGAGTTCCTTCCCTCCGTTCGGATTGAATTTGCCATCTTTACCGAATACGTCCGACACCTTGATAGTCTTACGTTTGTCATTTAGATTCATAAGATTACATAACCATACAATTTCTTCATGTGAATTATACATGGGAGTGGCTGATAAGAGTAATAATCGCATATTATCAGTATTCTTTGCTACTTTGGCTAATAGGTCGGCTGGTTTGGGATCCTTTGTGTCTCTAGTTTTTGTCGTTTTTATATTATGAACCTCGTCTATTATTATAAGGCGATTATCAAATATATTCTTGATCCGTTGTTTTTCTATACGTTGTTTTTCGCTAATATCGTCGTCGTGTCCTTTAATGTCTATCGACTCACTTATGTAGTTTGCGAATAAAGTGTATCCCATAAAAATATAATATTGTTTTATTAATGCTTTTATTTGACTTATTATACTTACACGGTCACTTTCCACGCCTCTCGCATCGGTTGGATTAATTTCTTTCAACAGCGAATTTCCGACACAAGAATTTATATTCCATATGCCATCTACTAGTTCCAATTTACGCTCATCAAACAATTGTAATCTAAAATTATCCTGTACGTTTGGTGACGCTACTATCATGATTGATTTTTTTAATCCGATTTGTTTCATGTAATTTCTCATCTCCTCCGCAATCCCAATAGCAGAGCACGTTTTTCCAGTTCCCAAACCATGATACAACAACAAGCTATTATATGGTGTTTGAAAAGACATGAAATTCTTGACGAACGATTGGTGTGGCATCAATTCGAAATCAGCACTGCATAATTTTTCGGCTTGTTCTCTTATGTCTTTAATAGACCCATCATATTGAGTGTCATTAAATTCCTTTCGCTTTGCAATTTTCAAGCTAAAATCGGGATCGTCTAAACGTGGGTATAGGAAATCATGTTTATGATCGTCGACAAATACTTCATCGTATGTATATTCTGGTTCATCATCAGGCAGTTTGGCTTCATCATTCTTTTCATCAGAACCGCCTGGTTTATCATTCGGTTGGACTTCATCGGACCCGGCTGGTGTATCCTTCTGTTGGAGTTCATCGGACCCGGCTGGTGTATCCTTCGGCTGAACTTCATCTGATGCAATTGCCAGCCCTTGTATAATAAGAGGCTTGCTAGAAATGGAAATTTTTTTTTGCTTACGTACAACCACGAGACCTGGTTGGGGTTCCGGCTTTTGTTCTGGTTTTAATACAACTTTCGGAACTACTTGTGCTTTAATATTATCAGGGACGGGTATTAATTTTATCGGTTCTCCAATCTTACCTTCTCCTCGCTTTCCGTCGAGATACTTGTTACCAACTTTATCCTCATACTCTTTTTTATACACTGCTTCACCAACCATGTCTTTTACGTCTTCCGGGATTTGGCGAAACCCATCTACGACAGGCCAGTATTGGTATGGCTTTACAATACACTTTTGTGTTTTAACATTCCACCGTTGGTTCCTACCACAATCGCCAGTCGGACATATTTCCGGCGGGCATTTATCGTGTTTTCTAGTTTTGTTTTTATCCGAACTTACTTTCGGTGGCATATTTATATATTATGTATATATAAATATGTTCTTTATACTACAATTGATATACTGATAATTGTTTCAGACACGTGTCAACATTTGTTATTATCCGTTTTTTTTCTAAATTGTAGTCGCGTATTTGTGCCAAACACGTGCTGATCGTATACCAACACATTTTACTCACTTCAGAGCGTTGATATTTCTCCGTATCCAGTGTATCGGCATAATCCATATACGCCAAAAAATACTTGTGTTTATAAGACAGGTAATTTGATCCGGTGAATATTTCTTCGAATGGAATAACATTATGAATTGGTTTTATAGCATTTGCCTGATAACCAGTTTCCTCGCAAAACTCGCGGATCGCACAGTCGTAATCAGTTTCGTTATTGTTACGCCGCCCTTTTGGAAACCCCCATTCAGGTTCCGACCATACGGAATATTTCATGGATTCTTCAATAATGTCATTCAATGTGTAGAAATCATTTCGCAGGACGATACCAGCAACTAGAGCACTATGTTTATCACGAGAAATACTCTCTTCCAATCTATACCGATTATTACAGTATCCTTCGCCCCATATATCCTTCCAAAGTAAATCAAATTCTACGGTTTTTAGCCGTTCCTTCTCATATGACGTCATCTGTTTCATCATATTCATAATATACTCTTTGTTATGTACTGAGTATTTACCACGCATAAAATCAATGTAACCCAGAGTTTCTTTCCTACGAATCATCAGATATTCCAATGCGCCACTTTTGGATTTACGAAATGCAATTACCCCAGAGCTAGTAATCGGCATTTTACAACTACTGAATAGATGTCCCGGTTTACCACAATTATTACAATACGTATTTTTATTCATTCAACCTTTTTATATATAATAACAGTGTTCTATATACTTTCAATACATGGATTTCGTTCCTGATATATGGGGACCACATTATTGGTTTTTTCTACATACAGTCGCAGAGTCGTATCCGGAAACTCCTAATGCGGTTACAAAACGTAAATACTATGATTTAATACAAAATATGCCACTTTTCATACCTGTACCTGAAATTGGTAATAAATTTAGCAATCTCATAGATAAATACCCGGTTAGTCCTTACTTGGGTTCTCGCGAATCCTTTGTGAGATGGGTCCATTTCATACATAATAAGGTAAATGCGTCATTAGGAAAAGAAGAAATATCCTTCTTAAAATCAATTGATTTATATAAATCACACTATAAGGATAAACCATTTATATTAAGCGAAACACTCAATATGCGTAAGCATTATTTGCATGCAGCACTTACATTTTCCTGCATATTTTTAATATACAAACTTGCAAAGGATTCTTAGATATATATATAGTATAAGATGCGATTTGAAATCGTTATATTTTTGATAACAATCTTTATAGTCGCCAATATTTACACGGATGGCAAATACTTGAAAATCGCGCTATCCTGGAAGAAATATTACCAGATGATCGGTGTTGCATTTTTTGGATATATGTTATGTTGGTTGATGAGAAAAAGTCCGGAGAAAGCGCAAAGCATGTTAGTGGCTTCAAATGAATATCTTAAATATCTTCCAGTCGATAAAAGCACTACGGATTTTATTTCTCCTATCTTAGATTTTACATCCAAACACGATTTCGGCGGACCAAGACCACAGCAATATGAGAGTCGAATATTACATTCTGGTGGCGGAGGTAGAGTCGAAGAGACGAGCGGAAGAGTAGGTGCCACCAAACGCTCTGTAAGTGAAACCAAGAAGAAATTTGTAGCAGCACGACAAAACTGGCACTGTGGCGACTGCCAAAAACAGTTACCGGCGTGGTTTGAGGTAGATCACACGATACGATTGGAAAATGGTGGCTCCAATCATGTCGATAATTTAGTTGCGTTGTGTAGAGATTGTCATGGTAAGAAAACTGCCATCGAAAATTTATAGGAGTATATTATATACTCGTTTAGGTAAATTATGTCTGATAATCCTTCATACATAACTAACATTTTAAATATGCTGGGTATTGTAAACCAAACCCAACTATTGCTTATCGCACTATTCATAATAATAATAATGAATTTATTTTATGTATCTGACGCAAATGTATTGGAATCTAGATCGCAAGCGATTATAATTACTCTTGTAACAGTTGTGATTGTTGCATCATTATACAAAATGGTTACAGGAGGAAAAGGTAAAGACTGGGTTATAACGGCGATTACAGTTGTTACAATTATTGTCTTCTTGTTCGGAGGTGTTATTTTAGAATTTTATGAGAAATACATCAAACGTACCGCGCTATTTAATAGCATTTCCGATAATGCAAACGGTAAACTTATTACTAATATTATACAAATTAGTCTCATTATATCAATTATTATTGTAGGAATATCCGCTGCGAACAACGTTATCGGGCGGTATTTGGTAAATTCAACATCATGGACCGGATTTATATTAAATTTGATTGTTTACATACCATGTCTGTTTGAAGACTTGATTAAATATGTCAAACAGGAATATGGATTGACATCTAGTGTGACGTTTATACTACTTGCAGTTGAATTGTTATTGATTACCGCTTACGTGTCACTCCCTATGATATTATCGTCAAAGCTGAAGAGTGGAAGTACAGAGGTTATGAATGAACCTGAATTTTTAGATATTGCAGTTAGTAAGACGTTTGTTAAACAGGACGTAGGAGAATACGAGTCCAAGCGAACTAATTATGCGTTCTCTATGTGGGTATATTTGAACCAACAAAATAATTCCAGCGACAACAACCATATATTCTCATATGGAGGTACATATCCGAAGATAGAATATGTTAAATGTAAGAGCGAAACAAATAAGGACAAATATAGATTCACGATTGGCACGGATGTTTACGATATAAATATGCCGAATCAAAAATGGAATAACATTGTTATAAATTTTAACAATAATAATACAGTTGACGTTTTTGTGAATGGTAATTTAGAAAGAACATTTGAAAGTCGTATGCGAAACATAACAAGTAATGTTACTCAGAATGCGATTAATATAGGTAGTAATAATGGGTTGTATGGCGCAATTTGTAATATAAATTATTACGCAATCCCACTCACACAAGGTCAAATCGTGCAACAGTACAATTTACTATACAATAAAAATCCGCCTACAAATAATATAATGTAATTTTATATATATATATAAATGGATTATTTAATCGTTCTCTTAGGAACCCTTCTTGTTGTTATAATTGTGTACATGTTGTATACCAATTATTTTTCCAGTACAACTCAACTATCAGGCGAAGTAGATATGAAAGACAAGACCGCCGATATAGCAGTGGATAAACTGACGAAACCCGATTCTACAAGATACTCGTATAATATTTGGATATACGTCGATAAGCCCGCCTCCGGATCGAGAACTATATTCAATCGCGCAAATGATCTAGGCTTGTTTTTAAATGGCGACACATCGGTGCTTGAGGTCCGTTTATATCGTAGGTCTGGCACATCTACTGCCATCGCGACCGATAATGCAGTATACCAATTGAGTAATAATTTCCCGTTACAAAAGTGGGTTTACATTACCGTTAGTGTAGACAATTCCACAATCGATATGTATTTAGATGGAAAGTTGGTTAAATCTGTGATTTCCGAGAGAATTGTATCCGGTAATAAATACCATAGACCGGATGCTACATCTCCTATCACATTCGGAGTTAATCCCGGTATGTATATGACAAAGTTTAATCGTAAATTGGCACCGTCAGATCCTCAGACGGCTTGGAATTCGTACATGGAAGGAAGTGGCTCGAAGCTAGGTCTCAGTAATTTAGCAAATAGATACAACATTAATCTGGCGATATCAAAAGACAACATACTATCTAATACAATTCCTATTTGGTAACTTTATTTATCCAATATAATTATATAGAATGGATTTCAACAAACCGATATTAGAACAAATATCCGGTCCTTCGTCAAGTGTATCGGACTCAATTACTAGTGCGACCGATAAAATTAGCTCGAGTTTTAATAGCATATCATCTGCTAGTCTTGGTGACGCAAGTAGTGAGTTCATCAATTCGAATAGTATTATATCGAAATTTGTATTTTTGCTATTAGTATTAATCGTCTTCATCATGTTGATGAATTTAGGAGTATATATAATCAGTTATTTTTTAAGACCCAATACGACGCCATATGTAGTTAAAGGATTGATTAATGGTAACAGACAAATAATTGTGCCACAAGATCCGACGAATTCCAATTCCATTACTATTTATCGTTCAAACAACGAAGACAAGGGTTTAGAATTTACGTGGACGGTTTGGCTGCATGTAGACGCACTACCATGGGGCGCATACAATCGTATATTCAGTAAAGGAAATGGTACGAGTCAAAATGGTCCAACACTGTCTTTATATAAAGGCACAGACACCTCCGGAGCGAGTGACAATACTGGAACTATTAAGATAAGGATGGATACAGTCGCCGCCGAAACAGCCACTGATGGTAATGTTGTCGATATTAAAAACATACCGATGGGACGATGGTTTAACTTGGCTGTCCGAATGCAAAATAAAATTATGGATGTATATGTAAATGGTGTCGTAGCGAAACGACATGTATTCAAGAATGTCCCCAAACAGAATTATAGCGACGTACAGGTAGGTGGTTTTAATGGTAACCTATCTGATCTGAGGTATTTTAATTCAGCATTGAATGTCTTCCAAATAAATAACATTGCTATGGCCGGACCTAATCTTACAGCGGCGAATTCGTCAACGGATACTAAATTTGATTATTTATCCAGCTCGTGGTATAAACCTCAAGCATAAATCAATATTATAATATTTACTTATTATAATATATGGCAGATAATACTTGTACTACACTCGCTCAACGCAGAGCTTTCTTGAGTTTGAGTATGCCTCCGATTCGATTTAATGGTTTGGTGAATCCATATGTAAATAGTACTGGAGCCCAAGTTTATACGACGTCTCAATTGGATATGCGAAGGAAAGCTGAGATACTACAATACAATAAGAGTGCATCACAAACCAATAAATTAACCAAATCACAGAAGTTCGCACAGGCGATAGGAAGAACTGTGAATACAAATACATCATTTATTGGAACAATTATAGGAAACGCACTTATTGTGTCTTACGTTACTCAAGGAAAAATTTTAGTCGGGCAGTCTATATTAGGATTTGGAGTTGCCATAGGAACAATTATTCTCGGGCAGTCTACCGGCGTAGCTGGCAACGTAGGAACATATACAATAAACATTTCGCAGAGTATAACCAGTGCTACAGTCATGCGTGCAAACGCAATCATTAGTACGACTAATTGCGTCAACGATCTGTACGTGCCTTCGCTTTCATCGTCATGTGATGTTCCTGGACCGGTTATAACTTTGCGATATGATCCAACAGTTCCATTATATAACTACGCACAGAATGTTGCATCACTGGGTTTAATAAATTCTGAAAATACCGATCAGTTGACGGATAGCACAAGCAATAATATAATCGCGTATGATTCGATCGAGACTACGCTTGTGGATATAGCGATAGGTAATATATCTTCGCAGACGACAACGTTCTCTATAAATAGTCCAATTGGTATATACGTTGACGGTACATCCGCTAGTTCTTCCCCTGGTGATATAAGCATAAGTAGTGTAACAATTGCCGTTTATTATAATGATACTAATTACTTGTTGACATCTGTAGCACAACCTACAATTACGGCGACGACTGATCTAAAAACAGCGAGATTCACACGGACAGCATCATCTCCGTTCAGTGGAGTCATTTATGTTGGTAATCTGGGTATAACAAACCTGACACTACCTACGATGTATGGATATGTTTATAAAATTAAGGTCAAGTTTAACATGACTAGTGGTGCTACCGGTATAAATAAACGCGTGTATATGAATGTCACTAATGGAACGACTACAAATTGTACGTTGGTAACTACTTCCAATCCGTCGCCACAAATACCATATTCGTTATCAGGTGTATAATTCGGCTAATATGCTTGTAATATTGTTTTTGGTATAGATATACCATGCAATGTTCTCAAACATAGATACAAACGCGTCTTGTAGAGTTTCGTCGACATCGACAGCGACTGTTGGTATATCAACATGTACCTTTTGTATATCTACATCTACCTTTTGTATATCTACAGCGACTGTTGGTATATCTACATCTACCTTTTGTATATCGACAGCGACTGTTGGTATATCTACAGCGACTGTTGGTATATCTACATCTACCTTTTGTATATCTAGCTCGACCTTTTGTATATCTAGCTCGACCTTTTGTATATCTAGCTCGACCTTTTGTATATCTAGCTCGACCTTTTGTATATCTAGCTCGACCTTTTGTATATCTAGCTCGATTATTTCAAATTCACCAACTTCATCTATTTTAGTATCCATTAAATGTTGTCCTGCGTTAGTGAACGCCCAGCATGGTATATGCATATACATATTTTTAATATAAAAATTTTGCAAAAAATACATATTAATAAATAAATGTATTTTTATTCCCGTTCTACTTGAGCGTTTTGGGTGAGTGTCGGGTTCAAGCACATCTTCTTAGACGGAAATATCTGTCCTGACATACACTTTGCTTCATCATCTACCATAATACACCCGCGTTTGTCTGCAACTTCACCGACCAAGCACCAACCCACTTTATTACTTGAAATTGGGTTTTGTATTGGGTTCGCCGTGGTGTCCGCATCCGGATCATTAACCGGTTTTGGTCTAGATAGATTTAGAGCTGAATCTAATTGTGTTGTGTCAACACCACCCTTACTTGCTGATATCAGCAAGTCACCCACACTTTGGACGGTTCCCTCTGCTATATCAATGCCAGTCTTTGCTGTATCGGAAACTACATCAGCCGTTTTATTGATAACCGCTCCAGTTGTATACCCAAGGAGCGACAGTATAGGTCTTATAATCGGAGTAAAAATAGCAATGATAGTTTTTATCGCATTGCTAATATAGTCTAACAGATTGAACCCCATAAATGATAGTGCCAACAGACCAACTAAAACAATTATAAGAATATTCTTTCCACTAAATGATTCCATATTAGGTGATTCCGTATTAGACGAACTTAAAGTCTCATATTTCGGTTGAATACTTTCCATCTGCGTATATATTTATAATATATATATTCGTTTGTAATATCTGTTTTTTTTATACAATTATAATAAAAATTATGGGAGCCTTTAATTTTATCGAATCATTCTTCTTATTGAGTTTAGGAATCACGTTTGTCTTGATCGTTCTCTTGGTATATCACTTTAAGCAACGTTTGAGTTCTATGGAACAGAAGTGCGATACGATGTTTGACATCGTTCAAAATTTAGTTAAAGAGTTAAAGGTAGTTAAAACTGCGTGTTTAGAGCAACCATTTACTTGTTCTCGTATGGAACCGGCATGTATGATGCAAGAGTCTGATGAAAACGATGATGACGCAGATGATTCTGATGTGGATTCTGATGTGGATTCTGATGATGACGATGATGATGAGGATTCGGATGGAAATGACGACGATGATGAGGATGCGACTAATGGAGATGTTAAGATAATCAATATGAGTATAGGCGATATCATTGATATAATTGAAACTCAGTCAAACGAGTCTGAATCAGATGAAGCTCTTGTTGAATTAGACGTGACTGAACCAGTCCCGTCAGTCCACAAGATCATAGTTACCGATTACAAGAAAATGACAGTCGCTGAATTGAAACAAATTGTTTCGTCACAAAATCTCGCGACTAATGCGAGTAAACTTACAAAAACCGAATTACTCAAGTTATTGGAAAAATAATACAAATATATTGTATAGATGGAACGTCAATATAGCAAATACGACAGTACTTTAGTATTAAAACCCATATTTTCACCATTCGACAAACCGATCGTATCGAACGATGATAATAGTAAATTGATTGAAACCAGTTCAATCAAGTCTAATTCAGATTATCGCAGATACATGATTGAAAAATCTGAAATAATCAGAGAACAGAATACCAAAGAATACGTAAAAAGCATTTAGACAATAGATAGATATAGAATATAATTCAATATCTATGAGTGTTGTGAGTATTGATATCGGGATTAAAAATATGGCATATTGTGTGTTTGATGCAAGTGGCTCCGTTCTCGACTGGAATGTGGTTAATTTAATGGATCGAGAGCCAGAAACGAAACAATGTACGGTCACGTGTGTTAAAAAGAAGATATCCAGTGTTTGTGGTAAAAAGGCAAAATATGACAAAAATGGTGTTTGTTATTGTCAGACTCACGCCAAGTCAAGTGCTTTTTTGTTACCTGATAGCAAATGTTCTCCTGGTAAGATTAAGAAACTTAAGTTAGAGGAATTAAAACAGCTGGCTGCAAGTCGATTTATTACGCTGGTAGAAACCGATGTAAAGCCGGCGATTATATTAAAAGTAAATTCATTCTTTTTGGAAAAGACACTTGTGCCTATAACAAACAAGAAGGTGAATGCTGGTGCATTAGACTTGGTCGTGATAGGTAAGAATATGAAAACCGAATTTGATAAAATCGCATCTTTCAAGACCGCGAGCCATGTCATTGTGGAGAACCAGATATCACCCATCGCAACACGAATGAAGTCGATTCAAGGAATGGTAGCACAATATTTTATAATGCGACATGACGATATCAATATAGAATTCCTTTCATCGGCCGGTAAACTCAAAGGATTCGAAAAGCAGAATGAGAACGTCGATTCCGAATACCAACAACATAAAAAAGACGCAGTTTTCTATTGCAGCCGGTTTCTGGAAACGGAACGATATGCAAATTGGAATACAGTTCTCAATACGAAAAAGAAGGATGACTTGGCCGATTGTTTTTTACAAGGAATTCAGTGGATGAAACGCAAAAATATAATATCGTTTGCGTAGAACTTAAACATTATTTATGTATATTAATAATAAAATGGAAGTCATTGATCTGAATAGTTTAGACCCGATTACAATGAATATCGGGGAATCCAATACGCGGACTACCAATTTCGGATCTGGAATCGAACTTCTCATGAATGACAAGATGAAGAGTTCTTCATCCTCGACGAAGATCGATTTAGGAGAACTTGATAATTTAGAGAATGAACTAAATGAACTGTCGTCAATGAATATGCCAGTAACCTCTCAGCAGACCGATAATAAATCGATCAGTGGGTTTTTCGGATTCAATCGTTCCGATCCACCGATCAACTCAAACACGGATACTACCGATTCTAAGCTCGGTGGAGCGACAGTTGATAGCATTGGTAACACCAAGACTTGGGATGGGTTCTCCAAGCTGAACGAAGTTCCTGTTGGCGGAGGCGGAGGTAATGCGGGGGCTGGATTGAATGAGCGCGAGAAACGCCGTAAGAAGCGTAACATGATTAAAAATCTGGAGCAATGGCACGAGAAGGGACTTATTAAGAACATCTCGCGCTTCACTATGGATTCTAGTTATGAGGAGGTTGAGGATGAATATGAAGGCGCGCTAGACGATAAGCGTAAGCGTGATGCAGTGAAGATGCAGCAGAATTGGATGATTACTGCAATCAATACCATTGAGTATGGAAACTCGATGTTTGATCCATTCGGAATTTCTCTTGATGGGTGGGGTGAATCTATCAGTGAGGACATTGATAGTTATGACGAGATTTTCGAGCAGCTCCATGAGAAGTATAAGGGTGGAAAGATGAGTCCCGAATTGAGCTTGCTTATGCGGCTCGGATTCAGTGCAAGTGTGGTACATTTCAGCAATAAGGCACTTTCTACCGCCGCACCCGGATTTAATGATGTTATTCGCCAATCTCCAGAGCTGATGCGTATGTTTACTACTGCGACGGTTGACTCCATGAAGCAGACTGCGCCGGGTATGGCATTTGCTAGTGAACTACTGAATAGTAACAGGCCGACTACTATGAATCAGCCCCCTCCGGCACCGGTTGAGACACGCAATTTCGCACCCCCACCTGCAAGTGCTCGCCCAGGTAATCAATTCATGCAAAGTCGTCCCGACATAGATGCTGGACGTGGTACAACATTCAATTTTGAAACTACTGCTGCCGAGCCACAGCCTAGATCGACACGACCTGAAATGTCTGGACCGCGAAATATGGATATAGACAATATTCTGTCGGGATTGAAGACGAAGAAGGTTGACATTTCAAATGATGACGATTCTATGATGAGTATCTCTAGTTTGAATGATATTAATGGTACCATGATGCCTAAGAAGTCGTCCAGGCGTCGTAATAAATCTGACAAGAATGTGATCTCGTTAGACATCTAGGGGGAACCTACGGTTCTAGAAAACGAAGTTTTCAACTGCGCCTTCGGCGCAACCCGAACCCCATCCCTTGCTTGGGAAATGTACCCCCTAACCCCCTCCTTTAATTGGACTGCTTCTTTTATATAGATGATATTTTACTCATGTGAAATATCATACTTATTTACGCCTCCTCCTTGTTATACGAGTAGATCCAGTTGCCCCATATAGTATTAGTTGGAAACTGTAGTCCCCATGCCTTACTATGATCCTGGCTAATTGATTTTTCTGCGTATTCGGTGGCCGCTAGTTCTCTGCCGCTCAGAACGCGACCATGACGGTCCTCATATTTATCTCGCATTGCTTTATTATACCCATGATCGTTACAATCATAACCATCTTTAGATTTAACGTTACTATCTGGTTCGTCTTCTGAATCACTCTCGCATTCAGATGAATGGTCGGTTTCGTTGTTTTCCGTTTCGTAATAATCATCCAACTTTATCTTTTTTTGGTCTACGGTATTATAAGCTACAACCAACATAATCAGAATGTCCTGTTCTTTTCTTGGCAAATCGGATGCGATTATTTTTCGTATCAATGAAGTCTCCATTTTTATATAGAATAAAAAACGAACATCCTTATATTGTTTTATACGATATAAAACAATAAAATAGATTTAGAAAAATTCGTTTTAAAGGGCACCCTACACGTTTACATATGCATTATTAGTAAAGCTCCACGTTGTTCCTGTAGCATCGCTTGCCAAAACGAAGGATGTGTTTGCTGCGGGACTCACAAGAGAAAACGTTGCTCCGCATGGATTCAGGAAATTGGTTCCATTTGTTATATTGTATGGTGAATTTTTGGTTGAGTCTATCGGATTGGCATTACTATCTTGCGGGTTTCCATTTATGTCTAAACCAGATGGATAACTATTAATAGCAGTTGAATAACCTGTGTCGGGTGGGCTAGAAATCACATACACTTCTACAAATTGCCGCTGCGACCCTATATTTTCTTTTATAAGCCTAATTTTATATTGATATGTTGCCGCTCCAACAAGGTCTGTGTAATAATTATAAAATGTAACAAGCAGTGTAGTTATTGAATAATTTGTGCTAATAAAGTTTGAATAGTAAAATGTTTTTAACAACCTGTCAAAATTACCAAGTAATATTGCGGGCACGGTAGCACGTGAAATATTAACTTCTAGATTTGGATTTGGAGTTCCGAATACTAAAGCATTGTTAGACGACCAATATAAACTATCTGTGCGATTTACACCGAAAAAGTTAAATGTCATACCGGCCATAGGTATTGGTACATCTCCATCATCTAATGCTGAAAATCCAGGTGAAGTCGCATCATAAAGTATACCTGGTATACTAACTTGCGTGAGATTGCTAATATCAGACGAACCGATTCCATTGAGTATGCTAATGTTAAACGTAGCCATGATCCATGAATAAGCCTTTCGGTGTAGAGCCAAACCAGACCGTTTTTTACCCATTAATATATATAAGTATATATTAATTCGCATAATTTATAAGCATAATTTATAACATAATACACTCCAACGAAAGGAGGGGGTTAGGGGGGACCTTGGTCCCCCCTGAATAGTGCCTTATCTACTGTAGTCCTCACACAAAAAAGGCGATGTAGTGCAATACCCGAGAGGAACAAAGCGACCAGTATATGAATGAACTGATATTGTGGTAAAAACCAATGAATTATAAATGCACCAATGATCGTAAAAACCAAATCAACGATCGCAATATCAAATAAACGATATGCATGCGCTCCCTCCCCTACCTTTCCGAATATTTCGCTATATTTGCATGGCATTTTATATAGTATACTACCAATTAAAAATCTAATTATATTGATTTGTGTTTAAGTGTGTATGTACTACAGTTGCGTCGATTATTATATTTACAAGCCTCGTCTATTACGTAATCATCAACCGTAGTATTTTTATTCTCGATTACGAGCTCTGCATATTCTAAAGTCATCCAAGTAACCTCGTCTTTCATGGCTTTAAAATTTTTATATTGCGATGAAGAAAATCGTAGTGGTGGAAATATATCACCCGGATGTGTAGGTGCATTTGAACTAGACTCCGCATTATTCTCGTATTCGAATTGAATTGAACTTGCTGGGAACTCCTCGCCTTCTTTGCCATGCCACCACTCACTAAACGCAGTACGTCTTCCAAACTCTGGGTCCGTTGCATCTAGAAATCCGATTCCAAATGTATTTATAAATCCAAGTATTGGTTTTTCTGATACTGTTACCGACCCACTCAATTCAAAACTTTCCTTTCTATCAAAAAATCCAGGTTCGGTGTATAACCATGATTTAGTTTCGGTGAGAAGATCCGCGAAACTGTTACTATCTATATAACCATGCCGTAGCTTACCGTCTGAGCCTTTACGAACCATCCCTACAACTGAATGCCCGCTACCACTGAGCGATGATACCGAAAAACGATACATACATATGTCTTTATCTGTTTTACCTCCTACGCTCGTAGACCACCGGTCGTAGATATTATCAGCGGCTGCATTAGTCTTTTTTATTATTTCATTCCAAGATTCAAATCCATTAAGTGTATCAGGTTGTCCGTATAATGCCGAGTCAGAAGTATGGGCGCCCGTCTTGATCCAATACCTGGCATTCTCAAACGAATCATTATCGCCTACACCAGACTCATCAGAATCGATAGCAATCTTTTCTGGCGATTTATGTTGTTTCCATATTTTATATGTATCTTCACCAGAAGCCGCTGACGCTGCTAATTCCGCAGTCGGAAGACACGAACCGCCAGTATTTGCGAGTGCTAAAAAAATGGAATCCGCCTTATATTCGTCGTCACTAAAGGCTTTGTTGATTTGTTTTTTTGTAAGGCTCTTTGCAGTGAATCCTCTCGCTGCGAGTGTTTCATCCACATGACCGTTCAATAATAGTAATGTTCCAAGTAATTTCAATAAAAACTGTCTAACACCTCCTTTCATCATATGTCTTACGGACATACTACGCCTTTTTATACTTCTACCTGGTGACCTTACGCTTCTACCGGGCAACATTACGCTCTTACCCGGGGACCGTACGCTTCTACCGGTCAACATTACGCTCTTACTCGGGGACCGTACGCTTCTACCGGTCAACATTACGCTCTTACCCGGCGACATTACGCTTTGTCTCTTTATAGTAAATTGATTCAATCGCTCATACCGATGTAATATGGAATACAATGCCATATACTTCTCATTTTTGTTTGAATATACGGTAGATTCGTTTTGTTTTATCTTCAATAACATTGAATATGTTACTCGACAACGAGCGTCATTGCATATCCCTTTGAAAGCTGGTAGTTTTTTCAATATACGATTTTGTAATAACTCGATTTGTTCGTATTGATTGTTACAAGACATTATATATAATATTAATATTTTACATATATACGCCGTTCAAATTGATTCGGAATCTGGATTTTGATATGTACCTCTAAACACCGTATTATGTCTAGCTCGTTCTGGGTCCTCTTTCGTGAAATTATACCTAAATCTTAGAGTAATGTATGCAACTATCGAGATAAACAGAGCTATAATTACATACGCACTATAATCAGAACCGAATGTATCTGTATCTGATTCATTAGTTGTATTATTCATTGTTTGGTTTAATTTCATCTATATAAAATTAAATCAATTTTTAACGTTTGCGAGTACCACGACGCTTTCCCTTCTTCCCTTTTTTGACCGACTTTCCCTTCCTTCCTTTTTTGACCGACTTCCCCTTCTTAGTGGGTTTCATCTTCTTTGCTACTACAACGACTTCAACCTCCTCTTCCATTTTGTCTTCCATTTTGTCTTCGACCTTGTCCTCCATCTTGTCCGCACTCTTACTCTCAATCCCATTGGCCTCCTTCCAAGCATCATACTTAGGCCTCACGTGGCTGGATAACTCCATCGGAGGGACGTCCTTGTTCTCCTCCTTATCTCTCTCTTCAGCTAAAAAGTCAAGCCAAGCGTTTCCCATTTCGTTTTGTATATAATACGCATAGAATTTTATCTAACACATTAACACTTTGCGCCATTAATATCGTTTCAAATATTCGTGAAATTGGATATTGAAATCCACTATCGGTTTGGGATACTTGATTTTGGGATATTCGGAATGTGTTACATTCCATTGAGAAATATCTCGTGGCGAAACATCCGCCAATTCCGGTATCCATAGTTTTATATATTCTGCATCCTCGTCAAATTTATCTATTTGGGTCCATGGACTAAACACGCGAAAATATGGCATGTGATCCACCCCTGTACCCGAAATCCACTGCCAGTTTCCATTGTTATTAGCCACGTCATAATCCACCAGTTTCTTTGCAAAGTATTTTTCTCCCCACTTCCAATCAATCAACAAACCCTTCACTAAAAAGGTAGAAACTACTAAACGTCCCCTGTTATGCATCCATCCAGTGGCATTCATTTGTCGCATCGCTGCATCCACCAGCGGAAATCCGGTTTTGCCTTTACACCATAGATCAAACTGGTGCGAATTATTCTTCCACTTGAATGTATTCTTCGGATCTAATTCCGGATAGCCGAAGAGAACATGAGCGTAGAAGTCGCGCCATATCAGTTGTCGCCTTAATTCGCCTGTGAATTTTGCATATACTTCGCGGACAGAAACACAACCAAATTTGATGTAAGCCGATAACAATGATGTATTTGTAGCGAATGTATTACGTGTTTCCGCATACGTCTTGGAAAGTTCCTTTGCATGTGCCAGCCGTTTGATACCCTCGGTTCTCCCACCATGAACTAGAACATCGTCGTTTTTATTCACCAATAAGCGCCTTGCACCTGATAGTGGTATCTGTGAGAATATTATTTTCGACTTTTGAGAACGAAGTACGGACCTCTTCGTAGAAACGGATGCCTCTACTGGCATGTGGATAACCATATCATAGAATGGTGTGAATTTCTTGTAAATCGTACCCGATTTACTAGTAATGGTTCCAGGTTCGTATAAATAATAATCCTGATACATCGCGCATTTAACTTTCCTCTTATTACATATCTTAGATATCTCGTCATCACGCAGAATTGCATATGGAGTATAATCACGATTGAAGTATACGGCGTCAATATCAAGTGCTACTATTAAATCTTTAATAATCGCAGCATTTTTTCCATAAAATGTGTGGAGTCCACCACCCAGATCCGCAGCCAAATCTTCTAAACTTTCTATCATAAACTGTATA